TGCACGGTGACAGTCGCTGAGAATGTGCCAGCGATTGACAGGTTGAAATGATCTTTCACGCGTAGCGCATCAGAGAATGTATCTTCTGCGCTTATGTCTTTTGTTACTTCAGGCATAGCTATCTCCTTTATTTCCTTTTAGCACGTTTAGTACCAGTCACCAACACTGAAACATGGGCAGGCTTTGCTGGCATAATTTATACACTCAACCACCTGTGTATCTTTTCTGTTTGCTCAATCCGATCATACAGCCCATGATTGCCACCATTGATCCGCTTGGTTAAGTCCTCGATCACTCCAACGCCTATGCCTTTGTCTGCAATCTTCCACAGATTGTTCTTGTCAAAGAACCAGATCGCACTTTCAAACGCATACTCAGTTTCAACGAGTGATGGGTCTTGCAGCACTTCTGGCAGGCGCATGTCTTTGGCAAACGATTTATAGTTGTTGTGACCAGTGAGCTGAATGAACCCACGGCCTAAAAACTTTGCAGCCTCTTCTTCTGTCTCGTTGCCCATACGACCTGCATAGACTTACGGCTCCACACTTTGCCTGCAAGCATTTCATTGCTTCGCTCATTTCTTCAGTCCTCTCATTGTGCGTATGCCAAAGCTGGCAGCGATGCTGGCATACATCCCCCACTGCACCCACAGCGGTGTCGTTTCTAGATTGGCAAATCCGACTGCCATTGTTTCCTGCATGGCTGGAATAAAGTTGGCAACCAGTATGATGACGAACACGATTGTCCATAGCTCGTCTTTCCAACTGTCTTTACTGGCCTCGATTGCAGCCTGCTCCCAGTCGATCTCGCCAGTCGCCTGCTTCAGCTTGATCTCTGCGTTAGCTTTCTGGATTGCTGTCTTGCCATCGATGTAAGATGTCGCCAGCCCGCTCAGTGCTTGTACTATACCGCCAATCATTTTTTAGCCCCCATTGCATTGAACCCAAAGTATGCAGCCGTAACGCCAGACACAGCCACAATATAAACAGCCGCAATGTCAGCGATCAACGACGCAGCTTTATCGTAGCCGATCACAGAGGCTGCTAGAATAGCCAAAGGATATGAAACCATCCCAGACAGGGCAAACCAAGTCATGCGCCTCTGTGCGTCCCGCTTGGCGTCTGCGTCCTCCATCTGACGGCGACGATCCTCTAGCAAGATTTCCTTTTCATCAGGATCTATCTTGCCATTTCTGTTTAGATCGTAGTCATCTGTCGTCATATGCGTACCTTTCCGCAATCTCTCGATTGCTAGTGATTATAACAACTTTGCCCTGTTTGTCATATACTGCGTATCTCATCGCCCCAATCTGCACCAAGCTCATCTACCATTTGCCCTGTTGCTTTCCTATGAAATAGAACAGAACTGCCATGCCAGCCGTGCCAGCCAGAGTAATTAAGATGCCAAACGTCCAAGTGATAATAGCATCCTTGATCTCTTGCTTGCGGTATTCATGCTTGCGTTTCTGCTCTCGCATCTCACGCAGAATGTCTTTGTATTCTCTCAAACCAGAAGGCCCATGAACATATTGGATCATGCTCTCTAGTTCTTTTTTAAGAGCCTGTGCTTTCTTCTTTGCGGCAAACGCTTCAGCGGCTTCACGCTCCATGTCGCCGCCAAACGATTTATACCAAGGGGGGTTTTTAGCCCGACGCTCTGCCTCATTTAGATCGGCCCATGCACCAGCAAACTTTGTCATTGCTTGGCTGGTGTCGCGTCCTGCATTGATTAACTGACGCATCTGCCCCACCGCAGTGGATGCGACAGAGAGCGCTGTAATCGGATCAATCATTTTACCAATGCATCATTCAGCAGAATGATCTCCAGGCGTTGAACCGCTAGCTGTAGCTCGTTGGTGGTTTTGATGTTCCAGCCAATCAAACCCATCACCGCAGCAAACAGCACGGATATGATTGCCTTTTGATCCATCAGCCCATCTTCATAAGCACCGCGACAAGCAAAGCAATGATTGAGCCTGTTGCAGCAACCATAATACCTTCCATTCGCTTCACACGATTAAACAAGTCCTTGAACTGGATTTTCATTTCGGTCTTAATTTCTATGACCTCCTTTTCCAATCCATCAATCCTTTCATGTGCAGATGCTACAGTTCGCTTGTCCATTCCTTAATTCCTATTTACCAAGGCAAACCAGTTAATGCTTGTTGGTTGCGTTTGCGTGTAACTTTTCCAGCAATGTTGGCCTCAATGTTCGCAACTGCAACCGCAGACTTAACCCAGCCGATTACTTCTGTTTCAGTCAATGAAGAAAATGCAGTAAAGTCATTTGCATCTGGTTCTGCCAGTTGAACTGCACCATGATATTCAGCACGAACACCATCAGTATCTACACCACGAACTGAAAATGCAGCCTCTAAAACAACATCATCAAGACCATTAATCTGCTCATCTGATCGGTTTAATCCAGTTATCTTCCATGTATATTCCATGCTTGCCTCCTTACAGCTGCGTCACATCAAGGTATCTGTCTTTGTTATACAGCCACGCAGTAACAAGACGATCGTGCTGCGGACTGTAAACTGGAAGCTGAACAGTGAATGTAATCGTATCACTGGAAACATTTGCAGCTAAAGTCGGCGCTGTTCCAATTTCCATAATCGTTGTGATTGAAGCGGATAATCCAATATAGCTGTCACCATTGCGATACGCTAAGATGTATTTGCCAGCAAAGCCACTTTCATGCGAACTATCGCCACGAACATGAAGCTCAATCTCAAACATACCCTTTGAGCGATAAGAGGTATTACCGCCAAGCCGCCCAGGGATTGTCACAGAAAAGAAATCCTCAGCAACGTTAGTTGTGCAAGATTTTTCCATGATCTGAAGACGCTTTATGTTATCTGCATAAAGCTGATTATCATCTTCCCAGACGTTGTATGTCCCGACATTGGCAGTGGCATTCAGTGTGTTGGTGTTAATCCCCACCTTATCTGCACTTGCATCGCTAAAGATTTGATACTCGTTGTTATCACTTTCTACGCGGAAGTCATTATCGCCTTGGCTGTCATTAATAACGACAGATCCAGCTAGAGCCGTTGCACCAGATGCATTCAAGGTGGTGAAGTCAGCAGCCGCAGCAGTTGTGCCGCCTATTGTTGTGCCATCAATTGCACCACCATCAATGTTTACACTGTCAGCGTCTTGGCTTGCTATTGTGCCAGTGCCTGAAACAGGTGACCCACCGACAGTCAAGCTACCTTCAATCTCTACATCTTTGAATGTAGGGTTGCGTCCAAAGATGCCGCCTTGTTGCTTAATAGTCATATCTCACCTCACACATCTGTCGCGCTTAGAAACGGCGCTTGAGTTTTTGCATGAACATAGGCTTGCTGGATAAAGTTTGCCGCACCGTCAGAAACATCAGGCGTAAAGCTGTAGCTATATCCGTAAATCTGCTGATCCCCCTTGAACCCCTCAATCGTGTAAGAGATATTATTCTTATCTCCGTTGATCTGAGTGATCTTCCAATAGACATCAGAGGCCGTAAGCTGACCATCAAAGCCTGTCAGAGTTTTTGTAAAGTCATTTTGAAGCGCCATGTTTTCCTCCTTATGCTGGATAATACTGGCTGCCAGTCATTTGGCGCATTTTAGTGATTGTGATATGTAAGCTGTACGCAAGAGGATCACTGGTGCTAAGTTGAATGTTAGCGCCGCTGACTGATCCTGTGATGTCAGAACTATTGTTGCTTTCGGCTTGAACGCGAGTGACCCCGCCTGATGTTCTCGAGAATAAGAATGACGCACTTCTTCCAAGATAGCCATCATAAATGCCAGATACATCAACGCGAACAGGCTCATTGTATCCAGCGAATGTTGCTACTGTGAATGTTGACGCCCCAGTATGTGACTTATTGAAGTATTCAACACCACCAGGATTGAAGCCATTTCTATAGTTTTGAGCATCGTTTGTAAGATTTTGCGGCCCTACACTGAACGCGCCGCCTGTAGACCCAATTACTGTCGCCGCGTCAGCAACGACTTGGTACTCAAACCAATCAGAACCACTGCAATTATTGAACTCAATTGTCGCGCCTGTTACATCAACGACAGATGGATAAGCGCTGCCGCTTGTTCCTGCACCTTGGAAGTATGCACCATTTACAATTAGCGGCACATATTCAGACACAATCGGACGCCGCGTAAATTCAGTGTAATAGCCATTTACTACATTGCCTAAAACACCAAATGATGAAGTTGATCCACCCCCAGCGTTTTGAAGCCAAAGACCCGTCCCTGGAACGCCAACAGGCGCGACAGTGTTTGCCGAGCCATCTGCGCCTTGGCCTTGGCAAGTGACGTTATTCATTACCAAACCTGTCGGGGTTGCCCAGATCCCAACTTCACCACCATTAACAAGAACATTGTCAAATGTATTGACGTTCTGGAACCACCCAACATTCCATGATCCCGAGGCAGCATCATTTGAATTACTTTGATCTTGGTTTTGATTGCGCGATAATCGGATGCCTACTCCGCATGAACCTATATTAACGTCTTTTACACTATTCCAAATTGAATATGCCCACCAAATTCCATAAGCAAAACCTGAAATATCTAACTTATGAAAACATCCATATGCTGTCTGCTTGCCCGCATTTGTTGCAATAGCAATGCCTGTCTTGGCAGTGCCAGTTTGGGTAAGTCTCATATTCTCAATATGGAAATATTCCGCATGTTCAATTAAGACAATGTCCTGATCTGTCGTAATGATTGTCTCAGTCCGACTTTCACCAATCATTCTGAAACCAGTGTGATATGCTGGCGCCCTAAAGAAATCTAAAGTTTGAGTGACGTAGTATGTTCCTTGAGGGAAATACAAAGAGCCGCCACCAAGGCTAATTAAATACTCAATAGCATCATTGATTGCGGAGTAATCGTCAGTGACCCCATCGCCAGTCGCCCCAAAGTCTTTTACCGATATGACCTCTTTTAATTTGGCTTCAACAGTAGTTTGATCGGCCTCAGCACCAGCAGGATCATAAAGAATAGAAGATGCATTATTTCCTGTGGCATTTACGAATGAAGAAACAGCCGCATCAAACTGAGCTATTGTGTTGTCAGATACAGCGACACCGCCATCTGAAGTAAACGCAAAAACCTTATTTGATCTGTCTGAGACAGATGGTAAAATGCTATTTACTCCAGAATTAAAATCATCTTGGGGGAACCTAATTGATAGCTCATTAATGTCAGCGACTTCTTGTTGAATAAGCATTGTTAGCTTATCCAACGCATCTTCATGTGCTTCCGCAGGAAATGGATCGTTTGCAACATAATCAGTTTCTTGCGTGGCAGCTAAAAGCCGCCTGATCTTAACCGTCTTGCCACTTGCTGGAGCTGTTATAAAAACAACATTTCCGCCTGCATCAGTACCAGCTCCAGTTACTGTGTAATGCGTAACAATGCTTTGCGCAGTCACAACCCCAGTCGTGTCATCAACAAGAGTTACAACCAAGTCGCTGTCTTGGAATATCTTGAATGGATAAGCAAAGGTTACGTTTGATCCATTACCTGAGTAGCTTACGAAACTTGTGCTTGTGCTTACTGTCATTGCATATCCTTCACTCGCTGCCTATCAGCGTATGCTTGCGCTAAGTTAGCATATCTCGGCATTTCAAGTAAGACCCGAAATCCCGCATCAATGTATTGCTTATTTAACGCTCTTACCATTGTCACACGATCCTTGTCGCTTGCACGATCATATGCACGACCAAGCGGTGTTGTTGTTGTCGTCGTCATCGCTTCCAATGCTTCTGTAAACGTGACACGCCCGATCCGCGCTTGCCGTATTTCTATCTCATTTTTAGCGATGTTGACAAGATCAGACTGCGCACCCTGCGCAAGCTGAATGCCCTCTATGCTTGTCGGGTTAGTCAAAGGCCAACCGCCTGTCATAGATGCCAAGCGCATTAGCTCTGCTTGCGCATCTGTGATCTCTTCACCCTCGCGGATACGAATGCCGCTCAAATTGTTGAAGATTGCTAGGCCAGGCTTGGTTGCTAGGCTAACATCATTCGCGCCGATCTCGTTGCCAAGCGTATCATAGACAGGCACGTTGCGATCATACTCATCGCGGAACATGCTGTCTTTAGATTGGTACGCAGACAGATCCGACATGATGTTAATGATGTTGCTGCCGAAATCACCCTTAGGCAAGCCAACCATGTTATAGTCTGGCGTACCGTCTGCCTTGGCAAAGACAAACGTGCCGTCTTCATTCTTGGCCTCAATGTCTGCCATTGTATAGTATTCGATGTCTTGCCGTGGGCGCAGTACACGCGGATCAACAATGCGGCCCCCTGCACGCTGCAACGAGCTAACTGGACTTGGTAGGCCAATCGGTGTTGCCGCCTCGGCTGGGCTGCGGAAGAAACGCATAGGATCGTTATATTCAAGAGCAAACGCAACGTCGGATAAACCCTGCAACATTGGCAGCTCTTTGTAATAATCGACAACAGATGCAACGCTTGCCGCAATATAATTATTGCGCAGCTCTGGATCGCGTGTGAGCTGCGTACGCTGGATGACATCGGCAGTCACAGCAATCACTGCGCCAACTGGTTCATACCCAGAATAGCTCACATACTCTAGCGGGCCATTAGGACGACCATACACGTCGTATAGCGGCATATCCTCTGGGAAGCCTTCGCCTCTAAACACAAAGCTGTACGGCTGCCAGCCTGGCGGCAGAGCCTCACGCACCTTTCGATCGCTTGGCATACCGCCTGTGATGCTGCCTTGCATTGCATAATCAGCCACGACAGCCATAGTTGCCCCGCCGACAGTCAACCGCCCCATCGCCATCTGCTGTGCGCGTGGGCCGTTCTTACCTGAGAAGTCGGTATAAAACTTTGGGTTCAATGCCGCAAACTCAGTAGAGCGCAGGAATGCGTTTGTCGGTGCAGTGGCAAAAGGTAGTATCATGCGACCTACTGGAATGCCTGCGACATCTACACGCTGCGCCATTCCTGTAAACTTGCCAAATTCGCCTAGATCGCTTTGCAGAGTGTCGTACTTGGCTTTGTAATCCAACTCTTCTGCAACTGAGCGCGGATCTAGCAGGATCATGCCTGCCTCGTCTTGCGCCTCTGTTACAGTCTTGCCGTTGCGTAATGCTTTCTTATACGCTCTGTTGGCTTGCACATACAGCTCGCCGCGCTGTGAGATAGTCTTAAAGTATTCGTCTGTCGCCAGCAGTAGACGGAATGGAATACGCACGCGCTTGCCAAACTCAGAAATTGCCTTGGATGTCCAAGCATCGCTCTCACCAGCGATAGATGTATAGTTCTCAATGTCTAACTTGCTGGCCTCGGATGCAGGAACCTCTGACCGCCAAGCAATCGATGCTGCCTTCATCGCATCTTTGTAGCTGTCCATCCAGCCTTTGAAGCGTAGCATAGCATCGTCAACATAAACCTGATCGTCGCGGATCGGCAGCTTCAGCGCCCCACGGCCTTGGCGGATGACAGATCCATACATGCCTGCAATCATCTCGGCTGGTAGCTGATAGGCCATAAATGACGCAGTACCCACGACGTTTTTCATCTGTGTTGCTGGGTTGCTGAGTAGGCCAGCCAAGTAGGCTTCCGATACAACCTGACGTGTCTTGGCTCTCCAGCCGCCACGCGCAAACTCGTTAAGACCCTTTTGACCGTTTTCGTTTTGCACCTTGAGCAAGCTGTCTGCCATTGCATCCACAACGTCAGCCCCGCCGCTTTCCTGCAACAGACGCTGTGCCTCACGCGCCTGCTCAACAGCACTAAGCTCACCGCCGACCTTGATTTGGAACGACTGCAATGTGCGGGCTGCTTCTGTCTGTGCGCCCTTAACTTGCAATTGAATGCCAGCATGGATCGCCAACTGCCTGCGGAATGCTAAACGATCACCAGCATTTGCTGTGCCGCCTTTGATCTTGGTTGCTAAGTCTGTCAGCTTCTGACCGCTGCGCACCAACAGCTCACGCGCTGCCAGCATTGTCTCAGCATTTAGCGATCCATCACCAATCTTGCGCTTTAGTAGCGTGCGGGTC